GCGATTGCGGGCACCGGAATGGGTCAGCAGGTTTCTGCGGCTATGGCTAAACAGGGATTAGCAAACCCAATGCTTGGTGCAGCGGCGCAAGACGCGGCAAAAAACGAAGCCTTAAAAGCTATCGTTGCGGAAACTGCGAAGGAAGCGGCAACAAGCGGGCTTATGGGCAATCTGCCGTTGTACACATTAGGCGCAGGGGTTCTTGGTGCAACTCAAGATCCTGAAAGCGTTGATCTAAGTATGCCCGAGGGCTATGGCGGAGACTATGACAGGTCAGAATTTTTAAAGGACCTATACCGCAGCCGCTACACAGGACAGTCATTTGATACGTCTGAAGAACGCGATGCGTATGACTCTGAGTATGAGCAAAAGTTTGGCTACGACTACGCCCGAGGTGGTTTAATCGAGGGCCCCGGAACGGGAACCTCGGACGATATTCCCGCGATGATATATCAGGACGGACAGCCCGTGCAGGAAGCGGCGCTATCAAACGGTGAGGTTGTGCTGTCTTTAAAGGATTTAAAGAACATCGGAAACGGTGATGCTGAAAAAGCGGGTCAAGTTATTGGCGATGCGCCAAACGGAACTCGTGGAGAAGTTGCAGCAAAAATGTTTGCTTCAATGAACGGATACAAAATGGGGCCACATCATGGTTGAAGAAGTCAAAACAATACAAACCACGGAAATCCCTGATTGGCTTAGAAAATATCAAGACGAAATTCTAACTCGGGCGCAGGCACTAGCCAAGGACCCGGGTTTTGTACTTCCGCAGTATCAGGTCGCGGCTCGTACCCCCATGCAACAGGCGGCAGCGCAACGAGCGGCAGCGGGAGTTGGCTCGTATCTTCCAATGCTGCAAGCTGGGGCAGGAACCGTGGGCCAAGGTGTTGGCGGTATACAAAGCGGAATGCAAATGACGCAGCAGGCGTTGATGGGAGCAAGGCCTTATCAACAGGCGGCGTTGGGCGCTATGCAAGGCGCTATTCCCGGAACGTATGCGGGAGCGTTGGAAGCGCAAGACGCAGCAAGACTGGGCGCAAGAGATATTCGTGGTCAGGCGGCTCGTGGCCGACAGTTTACGGAACGCGGTGCAATGGGATTGGGGGATCTAGCTGCTCGCTCCGCGCAACTTGGAACTGATGCTCTTAGTACATTGCCTGCCTATGGCGAGCGCATGGAAGCGCAGGGTCAGGACATTGCGAGAGCTATTACGGCAGCGTCTGGCGGGGCACGGGAAGGCACTGCCGCATCGCAACGTGCATTGGCCGAAGCTGGGAAGATGGGCGTTGGTGCCGCACAGGCAGGAATAGCGGGATTAGCGGGGGCAGCGGATCGATTTACTCCTGATCAAATCTCCAGCTTTATGAATCAGTACGAAGATACAGCGGTGCAACAAGCGTTGTCGGACATTGCTCGTGCCGGGGAGATTCAAAAACAATCGGTTGGAGCGCAGGCCGTAGGGGCAAATGCGTATGGCGGAGCTCGTCAGGCGATAGCCGAGCAGGAATTGGGCAGGAACGTTCTGGAGCAGCAGGGTCGAACTGCTGCGGGGATGCGTCAGGCTGGATACGAAAGTGCTGCCAAACGGGCGCAAGCTGCTTACGAGAGCGCGTTGGGCCGACAGTTGCAGCAGTCGCAACTTACTGGCGCATTGGGTCAGGCGGGCGCAGGTTCTGCGATGCAGGCGGCTACGGGCGCGGCGCAACTTGGACAGTCGCAAGCGGGTCAAATGATGCAGGGCGCACAACAGGCGGGTGCAGCACAACAACAAGGAACGCAGGCAGGCGCGGCAACAGCGCAAGCGGCAACTCAAATGGGTCTGGCTGGTCTTGGTCAAGCCGGGCAACAAACAGGGCAGGCGGCGCAAACTGGGCTGGCGGGTGCACAACTCGGAACGCAAGCAGCGGGTCAAGCTGGGCAGATGGGCATTCAGGCTGGTCAAACTGGAATGCAAGCCGCGCAGCAAGCCGCAGGTATCGGGCAAAACATCGGTCAGCTTGGAGCGCAATACGGCCAGCTTGGGCTTTCTGGAGCAGGGCAGATGGGACAAATGGGTCAGGGTCTTGGATCTCTGGGTATGCAGCAAGCGCGTTTGGGTGAAGCCTATCAGGGTCTAAACATGAACGACATTAACCTGTTGTCTTCGATGGGTGCTCAAGAGCAAGCGCAGCAGCAAGCTATTCTGGATGCGCAGCGTCAGACACAATACCAGAATGTTATGTCGCCATATCAGCAACTGGGCTTCTACTCAGATATTTATCAGGGTATGCCCACGGCGCAGTCCACGTTTATGACGCAGCAAAGCCCGTCTCCGAATCCGTTTACGCAAGCAGCGGGAATTGGATTGGGCCTATACGGCATGTCTCGCAATTAGGAGTTACTATGAACGTTGAAAACAGAAAGCTCTTTGCAAACCGTGACGCTCGTAAGCGCCTTGCAGAAATGGGTGGAATACTAGCCTCATCTCCTGAGTTAATGGGCGAGGCGATGAAGTTTGCTAATGGTGGCACTGCTCGTGAGAGAGCGATTTCTGGGCAGGGCGCGTTGGATCAATTTGCTTCGTCCGGTATGCAGCCCCTTGATTTTAGCTTGCAAGATTTAGACCGTGATTTGGGCAGCAAGATGCAGGCTTTAGATGATCGAGTTCAAGGTCGAATCGTTAGTTTTCTTGGAAGTTTATTTGAGGTGGTTGGGAATAGGATTTTTCACACTGAGTCCGGTGTGGAGATCGAAGAGCCCAATCTGAAAACAGAAATTCTTACTCAAGGCGAGCGGGTTGCGGAAGAGGACATGGCTATGGCGCAGCCCGTTCCGCAAGGACAGCCTCGTGTGTTTGCACAACCCGAAGTAATGCTTCCTGAAGCGAAGCCTGAAGTAATGTTCCCTGGTGAGTTATCCAGACCGTTCGTTCCGCAGAAAGATGCGGAGCCCGAAGGACGAGCAAATCCGTATGTTCAAGCGATGATAGACGCTGGTTTAAGCGAGGATCCCGTTACGTTTGATCCACAGGGGTTGTTGTCTCCTCCAATGTACGATGTATCCCGTTTAGCGGCGCCTAAAATAGACGACAGAAGCGGCTTAGAAAGATTAGACGCGGAGTTGGAAGCGGATCCTGAGAACATCAAGGCTAAAGTGGTTCGGTTAGGTCAATCCGGAAAGCGGGCGGCAGAAATTGCAAACGCATTGGGTCGCCCCATACAAGAAATATTAGACATTGGTTTGGGGCTTGCCGCTCAGGGGACGGTTGAAGTAGGAGCGTTGGCGGCGGATCTTATTGCCGTGGTTCAAGGTGCAGTCGTAAACAACCCTGAGTCCGCAGAGTTTTACGCAGGCATTGCTCAAAACCTAAAAAAGTTTGGGGACGAATCCTACTATGGCGAGGGGGATATACTACCTCGTATTTCAAACACTGATTTACTTCGAGGAGATCTTGGTCCTTCCGAAGCAGAACAATTGGCGCAACAACGCGAACAAATTAGAAAGGATTCTCTTGCTGCGACGTTAGACGGAGATGATTCTTTGTTTGCAGAAGGCGCACCTGTTGAGTTCCTTCCGGAAGGAGCAACGGCGGCGTTTCCAAGAACGACTTCTGTTACATCCGTCGAAGGCTCTATGACAGCGCCAGGAATGGCGCAAAGTGATTTGCCAGAAATTAATGTAACGCCTTCCCCTATTAGAACAATGTCGGGACCTGGATTAACTCTACCTCCCCCTCCACAAGGAAGAGTTGGAGATATGCCTATTGACGAATTAATAGATTTTAGATCTCCAGAAGTTGCTTTGGGATCTGAAAATTTATTAAAATTTAGAACAAACGCCTCGGCAATAGAAAATGAAATGGACAAAGTTCTTGACCCAATTGTTCCATTCAACACCGTAGGTGGCAAGGCCACGGCACTAGGGGAAGAGACGCAATCCCAAACAGAAACTCTTGACGCACTCGTGGAGGAAAGTCCGTTGCAAAAAGACGCGCAAACGGTCATCGACGAGGCGGCAGGAAAAACTGAGGTTACGCCCGATCCGTCTCAAGGAGATGACATTGCGCCGTCTGACTTAGACGATATTGTTCGTGAGCCTCAAGGTCCCGAAACCGTGCGCCCAAAAACTCGACCTGGAGGTCTTGAGGTTATTAAAGACGCTGAAGCTATTGCGAGCAATATTGACAGTACGCCTGAACAGAAAAGTAATGAGTTAGCTAATGCAACTCTTAGCGGAGTGACTGGAGAAAAGCTTGATCTAGGCCCAAAAGAATCGGTTGCTGCTTATCAGAAGTATTTTAGTGATCTCCTTGGAGTAAAAGACAAGGACAAAGAAAAAGAAATGTGGCACAACATGGCAATGATTGGATTTGCTATAGCCGCGGGAGAAAGCCCGAATGCACTGGCTAACATAGCCAACGGTATGCTTGCAGGCACGAAGATGATGAAGGAGGATCGAGCATCCGAGCAAGCGCGTAAAGATGAAATTGCCCAGCTATCAATAGCAGAAGCCAACGCGGATCGTAGATTGGACGCAAGACTCCGGAGTGCGGAGCGAATTGCAGGTATGCGAAGCAGTGGAACTGGATCTTTTGCTACACCAGATCGTATGTTTAAATCTGTATTAGACAACACGATGAGTGCGCTGTCAGCACAAGTGGAAGACGGCACTATGACTATAGAAGACGCGAATCGCAGCGCCTTCGAAGCTGCATCTAAAGCTTTCCCTGAATCACAATTTGCAAGGACTTATACGGATGATACTGTTGATCCTAAAAAATCACAGGTATCGGCGTTAATCCAAACCCTTAAAACCGACGGTGTCTCCGATGAAAAAATTAAATCTCAACTAATTGAAGCAGGTCATGATCCTAAAACATATGGTTTAATTTAATGGCAGAAGAGAACCCGTTCTTAGCTTTATCCGCCCCGACGGAGAATCCTTTTTTAGCTTTGACTTCGGAAGATATGGACGAAGAGTCGGATCAAACGGTCATCGGGTCGATAGCCCGTGGCGCTGGTGCGGGTATCGTAAACATCGGTCAAGGTTTGACAGAACTGGGAGCAGCGGGTCTAGCGTCCGCTGATCTAATAGAAGACGGAGCCCAACAGAAGGTCACTGAAACCTTTGAGGGCGTGAAAGACAGTTTGGGCTTAGTGCCAGAACGCTCCGCAGGTAAAGTCGCAGAAGTTATTACAACATACGCAACCCCTGGGTTAGGGGTGTTTAGTCTTGTTTCCAAAGCGGACAAGGCCCGTAAAGCTTTGCAATCAGGGACCGCGATTCCCGCTGCTCGAACATGGTTCGGTAAGGCCGCGCAATCGTTTGGAAGAACTGCGCCCAAAGCTTTGACACAGACAAGAGCGGGTCGTGCTGCTCTGACCACGGCAGGGACAGGCATAGCAGATGTGTTGGTGTCTCCTAGCACCATGACCACCTTGGCAGATAGCTGGGACGCTATGCCAGATCTTATGAGAACAGAAGATGAGTTCGGTCTAACGGGCAAGGAGCTCGCAGCGGTACGGCTGAGAAACAAATTCCGGCTTGGTATAGAAGGCGCGGGCTTTAACCTTGCTGGGGAAGTCGTGCTGCCTGTAGCGGGGGCCGTGATCCAAGGAATTGGCCGCACAGAACTGTCGGGCGTTCCGACTTTGGCTCGTGGCCTGTCGGCTGGAATGAATTACTTAGGGGATAAAGCAAAAGGTTTGTTTCCTAAATCTGCGGACTTCTTAAAGAAGAACTTTACCGCGGATGGGCTGGCACCCAACGAAATAACCACCGCTGTTCGTACCGCGGAAGGCATGACCGAGGCCCAAGAAGCCGCGGCGTCTAAACTTTTACGCGAGTATGAGTCTGCAATCAGCAAAGCTATTCGCCTGCAACGTCTTACAGGCAGAGGCAAGTCCGCCACGCAACGAGCCTACAACGACACGATGGACTTTCTCACAGGCAATATGAGTAAAGATGACTTTACTAAGGTTTATGGGGCCAAGGCCCGGACTGCTGTGGATAACATGCGCAGTAAGATCGATGATCTAAGCGTAGAGTTCGAAACCTCTGTTCGCTCTGCTCCAAACCTTGATCCTGCCCGTCAGGATGAACTCCTCCAACAGTTTCAAAACAATCAGGGGACATACATCCGACGGCTGTACGAGCTACACTTGGATCCAAAGAAGTTTCAAGACGTAAACCCAGCGTCCATGCCTCAGTACAAAGAGGCCAAGCAACAAATTATAGATGTCATCCAAACTCGGACCCCGACCATTGATACTCAGACCGCGGACCAACAAGCCACGCAGTTTATCAACGACATATTTAACAAGTCTTCAGTCAACTCCTTTGGTTTGACGCCAGAGGCGGCTGCTAGACAGGCTGGTTCTGGTGTGGCGAAAGGCGCGAAGGAAGTGGTAGGGCGCACCTCGCTGTTTAAGTTGGCAGACGGAATGTTAAAAGATCGTTCGGCGTTCTTGGAACAAGCTCCTGTGCTGCGGGAAATGATGGGCGAGGTTCGTAATCCAAAGGAGGCGTTCCTACGCACAGTGGACAACATGTCCACTACGATGGCTTCGCAAAGATTGTTTGACTCGATCAGCAACACCGCACAGTCTGCCTCGACCCCAGGGCAGGTTCAGTTCTTTGATGAGGCCGTTCAAAAGATGAACGCAGGCGGTCGGCCCTTTGCCATCAACGGAAACAATTTGACTGATGATCAGGTCAAAGTTCTTACGGAAGAGTTAAACTATACCAAGATGGGTGAGTTTGATTCGGAGAACGTGTTTGGTGGTAAGTATGGATCTTTGTCTGGCAACTACGTTCCGACAGAGATTGCTAATAGTTTGACTACACCAAGTCGATCACAGTCTTTTGTGCAGGATGCCCTTGCTGTATCCTTGCAACTCAAGGGTCTGTCCCAGATGACGAAGACGGTTCTTAATCCGTTGTCACAGGTTCGTAACTTCTTGTCGAACACCTTTGTTGTGGGGGCAAACGGATTGCTTGGCCGCAACATGGGCATCTTTGAGAGCGGGCAAGTGCTGGTAGCTAACGCGGTGGACAGCCCAGAACAGTTCCGGTTGCTCAAGGCTATGCAAGACGAAGGCGCCATCGGTCAGAACATCCAACTCAACGAACTTAAAAAGTTGATGCAGGAGCAGACTGAAGAAGGTGTATCCTCTCTTCTTACTAAAGGCGGAAGTTTAGTTCGCAAGACCCCGGTCATTGGCACTGGGGTAAAGTTTATGGAAAAAACTTACCAGTTAGGTGACGACTACTGGAAGGTGGTGGGTGCTCTTGGCGAGAAAGCTCGGTACGGCGCAGCAATGCGTAAGGCTGGTATTGATATAGAGAATGTTAACCCCTTGATTCAAGATGCGTTCCAGCAAGCTGGGTTAGCGCAGCGAACCTCTTCTATCGCGGGCACAGACTTTGGCAACATGCTGGCAACAGACTTGGTCAAGCAGACCATGCCTACATATTCTATGGTTCCTGAAGTCATTAAATCCCTGCGTCGAATCCCTGTTATGGGTAACTTTATGGCGTTCCCTGCGGAAATCATTCGTACTTCTGGCAACATTGTAAACCGAGCGGTCAAGGAACTAGGGTTTAAGGCTACCCCTGAAATGATTCAAGCCATGGGTGAGCAGCAGGCTAGAGCGTTCGCTCGTCAGGTGCGTGGCATTGGGGCCGAGCGTCTTACGGGTTACATATCTATGGCTACGGTTGCACCTGTTGCAATGCGAGACGCGGCGCATAACATCTTGGGCATTACAGAAGCAGAAGAGGATCTTCTGGAAAAGAACAAGCCGTTCTGGTCTGTCGGTAACACGATGATGTACTTAGAAAAACCAGACGAAGACTTGAACGCTGACGTTGTTGATCTGTCGTACATGCTTCCTTATGAGTTTATGTTGGCTCCTGCCCGAGCCGCCGCAGAAGTGTACCAAGAGAAAGGTGAGATCGGGGCCAACGAGGCAGAAAAAATTGGTTTCGCTGCGATTGAAGCGTTCAAGAAGTTTTCGGAGCCGTTTGCATCAGAGGCTTTGGCAACGGAACGTCTTGTTGATGTTACTATCCGAGACGGTAAAACCCAGACTGGCGCCGAAATCTATGAGCCCGGTGAACTTTGGGGGGACAAACTATCTAAGTCCTTGGTCCATGTAGCGGGAGCCTTCGTCCCTGGGATCGTGGAGCAGGCTTACACCGTCAAAGGTGGAGAGATTGTTTCTGGCAGATTAAACCGCGCAATCACAGGTGAGCCCGGAAAGACTGGTGATCCGTTTACGGTGGCGGAAGAAGCGGGCACGATGCTTACGGGTCTTCGTCCCTTGAAGATTAACATCGGTCGAAGCTTGGGATACGATGCTGGTGCATACTCCGCGGACAGGTCCAGTGCGGTTCAGATCTTTACAAAGGTTGCGGACGACAACGACGCTACAGTAGAAAGCATTCTGGATGCGTATGTTCAAGCAAACACGGCGAAACGGCGGCACCAAGCTGTCTTAAAAAGTAAAATAGATGCTGCAATGGATGCTGGGATGACTCGGGCTCAGATTTTTCAAGCATTTAAAGAAACCCCAGTGTCTCGAAAAGAACTACGGAATATTCTTAGCAACCGATATGACCCAATCAAAGTCAGTCGGTCATTGATTAGGGAAGTTGCCCGAGAGGTGAACGTTAAAAAAGAAAACAGGATACTTCAACGCGTTCCCAAAAAAGAAATAAATGAAGTTCGTAGATCTCTACTAAATACTGAGATAGTTGAGACTCGACAACCTACAGACAATCCTTTTATTGCTCTTAACACTTCGGCCCCCGCTCCACAACCCACGGTTCCACAGCCACAGCCTAGTGAGACTTTTGTAGGGCAAGCGACGGATACGATTAGCGGATTAGCGGATCGAGCAACGACTGGCGCAACAAACTTATTGCAGCGAGCTCAGTCTCTAGCTCCGTCAGTCTTGGGCAGTGATCCAGCGGCGCAGGCTGCTAACGAAGAAATCCTACGCCGCCAACAACGTCAGTAAGCTTCGACGGTTACCTTAACACCGTTGCCGCCAAACAACCGTACCAATTCATCGGCTGAAGACTCTACTTCTCTCAGAATCTCTTCGTCGTCGGTCAAGGCTGCTAGGTTCAGCGCCTCTCCTACGAAGTCCATCAACGCGTGAACCTGTAACGGGTGCATTTGTTTCAGGCCTAGTGTCGGCATATCATCATCAATCATTCGATTTCTCCCCAATCATCTTTAATATCTACGTCAATTTTAGAAGGGACCTTGAGCGGTATACCTGTTTCCATGATGTCCTTTATCTTAGCAGCCTGTTCTTGGCTCTCTATGTTAAAGCATAACTCATCATGAACCGTGAGCATAGGAGTAAGTCCCTCGTTGTAACAATCACGCATCGCCTGCTTTGTTTGGTCGGCTGCTGATCCTTGGATCAAACGGTTGAGTGCCTTGTATGTGAACGCTCGTTTGATGTCCGATCCGTACTCCTTCTGTGCATCGTCGTGAGACATGGCTTTGCCCACTCCGAACTTCTTAGGCTCCCACAAGGGGAACCTGCACTTACGGCCTAGCAGAGTGCGTATATGACCGTTCTTGTCAGCCCTCTTGGTTGCCATGTCCGCAAGCTGCTTAACAAACGGAACCTTACTGCGGTGCCGCTTGATTAAATCCTTGGCATCATCCGAAGCAATGCCTAGCTGATCGGCCAGTTTGGCTACGCCCATGCCGTACATAATCCCCAGGTTCACAGTCTTGGCTTGCTTACGCGTGATCCCTGCAAGGTCCGCCACCATCTGGTGCAGATCAACATCACCACTGTTGAACTCATCAACCACATCATCCACCACATGACTGCGCAACTCAGACGGAACGCTCGCTGCGAAGTGAACCAACAACCTCGGCTCTTGACTCGAGTAGTCAAACGATCCCCACTTCATTCCCTCTTCCGGAATAAACAATCCGCGGATCATCTTCTTGATGTCCGGATCACGAGCGGGAATCTGTTGTAGATTAGGGTTGGATGACGAAAACCTACCCGTAACCGTGCCGCCCTCATCCCTACGGGTAGAGTGGAGCTCCGTATGAATACGTCCGTTGTGCTCGTGCCGCAGAATGCTGTCAATAAATGTAGCGTCTGCCTTGTCAAACTCACGCAGCTTGACCAGTGATTGGCATATCTCAGCGGGGTGTTCGTTCAGAAATGACTTGGTAAAGGACGGCGCACCTTTCTCCGTGGTAAGGTATTCCATACCTAGCTTGTCAAACATCTTCTGGATTGAAGCGGATGCCCAGATGTCCACCTCCATCCCTGCTTCTTTCTCAATCTTATTCCTCAAGAGTTTCGATTGCTTACGAATCAGCTTCTTGTTTTGCTCTGCCTTGTCCAGATCAACGCGCACACCGTTGGTCCGCATGTCCAACATGCAGGGTATCAACCCGTTCTCAATGTCCCAGATGTGCCAGAGTTCTTCTTCCTCTAAACGTATCTTTAACGCCTCCCACAGTTTGAGCGTAGCAACCGCGTCCTGCTCGGCGTAGGCCCCCACATATTTGGGCGGAAGCTTGTACATCCCTGACTTAGGATCAACGCCCCATTCCTTGGCCGCTGCTTGCAGAAGCCGTTCGTTCTTTCGCATGGACACAAAATCCCGAGCCATGGAATCAAGACCAAATGACCAACGGTTCTCATCCACAAGTGCCCCTGAGATCATCGTGTCGATAATCCTACCCTTGATCTCTATGCCCTCGGCTCTCAGCCAACCCGCATCGTAGGTTGCGTTGTGCATAATCACGTTCATGTCAGGCACAGACATCTGTTTCTTGAGCCACCGCAGGGTAAACTTGGGGTCTAGGTTATGAGAATTCTCGTGCCGGATAGGAAAGTATCCTTGGTATTCTCCCGCTGCCACCGCAATACCTATGATGTGGCCGTCCTTACGGGCCCACCCTGGGCCAAGAGTCTTGATGTTGGGATCATAGGTTTCCAAATCCACGGCCACATTCTTGTACCCTGTTAGGTCAGGGTAGTCCGGAGGAATGTTCCAGTCAGCATCTATCAGATCCAACTCGTTCTTAATCTGGTGGTGCAGCGCACTGCCAAAGAGATTATCTTGCATTCTTTTCACGCATCCTTTGGATGATTTCTTTGTGCCGAGGTAATAAAAGAGACGGTACGTCTTTCTTATCCCGGTCTATGTGCTCCGAGCCCAGGGCACTATACCCAGCCTTGTCCACCCAAGAATCCTCGTGGTCAATGTTCTCAACCAAACGCGCACTCTTTACCCAGTCCATCATCAATGCGACATGCGCAGCGGTTACATGGCCGTGGCTCTTTAACGCTCCGCTGATAATAATGTTCCACCCCTCCGCAATCCTGCCATGATTGTGGTACGCATCACCGTAATCCTTGGCCCTCTGACCGTTGATCAACTCTTTGGCTTTGTCTAAGACTTCATCTCGTTTCATAGCGTGTACCTGTATTTGTTGCTGCTCTGTAGAATGTACAACGTGTGCCTTGCTCTGGTCACCCCGACATAGAACGCTCGATGCTCATCGTCTGGGTGGTCACTGTTCACACACGCTGCGGTGGACGCCGTATATACGACGCAGTTATCATCTTCCCCGCCCTTCATAGCATGGAAGGTGGACAACTTAATGCGTGGTTCGGACAGTAAATCGTCAACCCTTCGCATCATAGCTACGATATACTCTCTCTCAGCTTTGCCAATCCTTAATACTTCCGACGCAGACTGTTCGGCCCCCACCAACAACCCATAATCTTTTTGCAGTTGCTCCATGGTGAGCTCCGCATCAGTTGCTAAAGTATCTAGCATCTGAGTGGATCCTCGTTTGACAACAGCGTTCTGCCCCTGCTTTGGGACAGACGAATATAAGTCCTTGATCCTTTGCAGTGACACCGTCTTGTCCGCGCAAAGATCCTGCCAAGTAAAGATGTTTGCAACCAAGGTAGGAGACACACTGGGCCGTCCCTTGATGGAGTATTTAAACCCCGCCTTCTTTATGTGGTCCGCCAAGTCCGTAACATAGCTGTTGGTCCGAGCCATGATTGTCCACGACCCCTCGTACAACGGGATGTCATCCAAGTGATAAACAAACTCGACCTTCCCCTCCTCGTCACGCGAATCAAACTCCTTCTCGTGCCGTCCGGATATACGTTCGGATATACTGTTTGCCAAACGATGCACGGCCTTGGGGATACGGTAGGATTTCTCCAGAACTTTTACATTGTTTGAACTATCGTTAAACAAATCAACATCGACGCCCGTCCACCTGTGAATAGCTTGGTCATCATCCCCTGCAATAAACACCTGATCGGCATTGTCCGCTATCTTCTCAGCCATCCGCCATTGCAGCGGAGTAAAATCTTGGGCCTCATCAATAAACAAGAAGTCTAGGCTCGGCGCTTCCCCCAACGGAATGTACTTCTCGATCATGTCCACAAAGTCAAACTTGTTAGTCG